CAGAGGTCAGCGCAGACCGCACGGCTATCGTCCTTGTCAGCAACGGCAGCTCCATAGTGATTAACGAAGCGGGCATTTTCTTTAACGCCGCACAAGTCGCCCACGGTGGCACCAACATCGGCAACACCCACGCCCACCCGATCACCGGCGGCAGCTCAGCCCCAGGCCCAACGGACGTGCCCCAATGAACGGCATGAGCACCACCGGCAAACCCCTCAGCGGGCTCGATCACCTGCGCCAAAGCATTGCCGACATTCTCACCACCCCCATTGGCTCGCGCGTCATGCGCCGCGACTACGGCAGCCTGCTGCCCAGCCTGATCGATCAGCCACAAAACAACGCCACCACCGTGCGCCTGTACAGCGCCATTACCTCAGCGCTAATGCGCTGGGAGCCGCGCAGCAGGCTAAGCCGCGTCAGCATCGAGCACACCGCCGCCGGCACAAGCGCGCTCACGCTAGAAGTTGAAGACGTCGAGACGGGCGAACAAACCGTGCTGCAGGTACCACTGCAGCTAGGGGCCGCAACATGAGCGCATTTACCGGCGTCGATCTGTCACAACTGCCACCGCCTAACGTCGTCGAGCCGCTGGACTTCGAGGTCATCTTCGCCCGCAAGCTGGCGCGCCTGCTAGAACTCGATCCCACGTTCGACGGCCTGGTCGAATCAGATCCCGCCTACAAAGTCCTGCAGGTCGCTGCTTACGATGAACTGCTACTCCGCCAGCGCATCAACGAAGCCGCCAAAGCCGTTATGCTGGCCTATGCCGCAGACGAAGACCTCGATCAGCTCGCCGCCAACTTCCAGCTGCAGCGGCTGATCATCACCCCGGCAGACCCCGCCGCAATCCCTCCCGTGCCTGCCGTTTACGAGTCCAATGAAGCGTTGCGCCGGCGCGTACAACTCAGCTTTGAAGGCTTCACCACTGCAGGCTCACAGGGCAGCTACATATTCGCCGCGCTGAACGCCAGTGGCTTGGTGCTCGATGCCAATGCCTTCAGCCCAGAGCCGGGCCTTGTGTCCGTGTACGTGCTCAGCCGAGAAGCCAACGGCACCGCCAGCGAGCAGTTGCTCGACGTCGTCACAGCGGCCGTAAACGCCGAAGAAATCCGACCCATGACCGACCAGGTCACCGTGCTGTCAGCTGCAGTCACCGATTACCAGGTAGAAGCCGTCATCACCGTGTTTCCGGGGCCAGACGCCGAGCTCATCCGCCAGGCCGCCATCGAAGCTGCGCAAGCCTACGCCGACTCAGTGCATCGCTTGGCGTATGACGTCACCTATTCCGGCCTCATGGCCGCGCTGCATCGTCCCGGCGTGCAATCGGTCGAGCTCACAGCCCCGGTCGCCAGCATCATCAACAGTGAGGGTGAAGCGTCCTACTGCACCAACATCAGCGTAACCGTCGCAGGCGCGCCCGATGTATAGCGCCACGCTACTGCCACCCAATAGCACGCTCCAGGAGCGCAGCCTCGAAGAGGTCAGCGCCCGGCTTGATCACATCCCCCTGATCATCCGCGACCTGTGGCGCGCTGATACCTGCCCCGATGACCTGCTGCCCTGGCTGGCAAAGGCAGTATCAGTAGACGTCTGGAGCCCAGCATGGACGCCAGACCAAAAGCGCGGCGCAATCCGCAACTCCCTCGCCGTGCACCGCAAAAAGGGCACCATTGGCGCCGTGCTCGACGCCCTCAGCGCACTCGGCTTCACCGCCAAAATTCAAGAGTGGTTTAACCAGATCCCCCAAGGTGATGTGTACACCTACCGGCTGATCCTTGAGGCAGACCAAACCGGCTACAGCCTGGCCGACATCGAGCTGCTGCTCGAAGTGGTCGCAAACGCCAAAAACCTGCGTTCACATCTCACTGAGATCGCGCCCATCGTGATCACCCGCGTCGAGGCATTCACCGCCTCCGCCATATGCATGGGAACTGAGCTAACGATCCGCCACGGCGACGAACAAAGCGCCGGCATCATCCCCGGCTTCCTGGTGGCCGAGGCCCAGCTCAACACCATCACCAACACCGATTTGCCGCAGAGCATAGGAGCATAACCATGGCCGATCTGCCCCTGGATCAAGCGGTCGCCCGCTTCCAAGAGAATGAAGAGCGCATCGACAAGTTCGTTAATGCGCCCAATGGGGAGGAGGACTACGAGACCTCAGGAGGGGTTAAAGTTCCGGCGCTGCCTAAGCTGCTGCCCGCAGTCATCGACGCCAAAGAAACCGCAGAAACTGCAGCGACTACCGCACAGGGGGCAGCGCTGGCGGCAATGCAATATGCAGGGGTTTTCCGCTCAACAGCTGCCGCCTTGCTCGCCACGACTGAGGGGCAGGCCTTTGGCATCCCCGCCACTGGTCAGGCTGAGGCCATCGCCATTTTTACGCACGATGAGGGCGGTATCGCCACCGATACTGGCCGCCGCGTGGTTGACGCATCTGTGCTAGATGAGTTTCGCACCAACCTGCAGAACATGAATTCCTACACTGGTGACGAGGCGTTGACGCCCATTGTCACCGACGCCTTTGGCAAAATCCTGGTCGGTATCAACAAAGCCACCGGGTACGCAGAAATTAGACTGTCACCCGATGACCCTGTCATTTACGGCATTGTAAGCGGTGCCGTTGGCAGTTCACTGCCCAGCAGCTTGTGGGAACTTGAAGACGATCAAAGCAAAGCAGTTCTTGTGGCCGACGCATACGGCCGCGAGCTGCTGTCATTGGACCACGGCTCCAAGCGCCTACTGGTCTATGGTTCACCACAGATGACCGACGCCGTAGCACTGGCCACCCGTCCTTCTCTGCTGGCAGCTGCAATCAGGCCGCCGGTTACCCAAATCAACGCCGTCATTATCATTTCCCAGTCGTTGGGTGTAGGGGCAACAGCTCAGCCAGCTATTTCGCTGGTTCAGCCCTATCTCAACATCACCTTTGTTGCAGGCACCAAGGCGAGCAAAGCGGGCTCTACCGGCTCCAACCCCGGCACGGACGCATTCAAGGGCCTGGTAGAGGACAACCTGGCAGCAGACGACGGTATCAACCGAGGTGAGACTATTTGTTCAGGCCTGGCCAACTCTGCTGTCGAATACGCTGCAGCAGGCCTCGGCATTGCGCCGTTTGAGTTCGTGATCTTCGCCTCAACATCCGGCCACGGTGGTTATCGGCTCGACCAGCTCGACTTTGGTTCGAGTTGGATCCAGGTATTTAAAGACCATGTAACAGAGTTGGCCGCCCGCGCCGCAGAGGCAAGTCAAAGCGTGAGGGTACACACCACGCCATTTCTGCAAGGTGAGAGTGACACCCATGTGACAGGCAATTACGGCGAGTACAAGGCGCGAGAGCTTCAATTTCAAGAGGACGCCGAAGCGTTCATCCAGGCAAACATCAACGGCGACAGCATCCCAGTGCCGTTCCAAAGTTACCAAACGCCCTACCGCACCCAAGAGAATGACGGCGAAGTAGCGATGGCGCAGCTTGATCTGTGCCGGGAGCACCCTGAAAAGTTCCGGTTTGTCACGCCCATTTACCACATGCCGTTCAGTGACGGCGTGCACCTCACCGCCGTGGGCTACAAGTGGTTAGGCCGGCACTTTGGCCGGGATCTCAAGCGCTACGTGCACGACGGCGAATATGCCAGTTACGTGAAGCCGCTGTCGGCAACGGTCAAAGGTAATGTTGTCAGCATCAACTTTGACAGTGAATTCCCGTTGACGCTCGACAGCGACAGCCTGCCGTTTGCAACGGACTTCGGCTTCGCCGTGCATGCTGACGGCAATCCCTTGGCCATCAGCCGTGTCCAGCTCCGCAGCTACCGCACCGTGGAAATAACCCTCGCAGAGCCCCCGGTGGGAGAGCTGCAAGTGCGCTACGCGCTGGACTATCTCGCCCCTGGGGTTGAGATCACCCAGGGCGGCTTTGGCAACCTGCGCGATACCGATCCTGAAATCTGGCGCTACGACGGCGTTGATTACCCCATGTACCGCATGAGCCCCGCTTTCAAACTCGCTGTCATCCAACTGGAGAGCTGACATGTCCACCAACTTTTTCCGCCTGCCCTACAGCGTCAACTATCCGGGGGCCAGCAAGATCGACGAAACAAAAGCCGCACCGCTGGTAACGCCAACCCCGCCACCCGATGCGGTGGATGTTTGGGACTTTGGAGCCAGCGCCGACAGCCTGGCCGGCGTGGTCCACGAGATCAGCATGAACCTGCGTAGCGCCAGTAAAACAGCAGATCCAACCTACGGAGAGAACTACATCGACATCCCAGGCGGTGAGCGCAACGGCGTATACGCCGCCCCTGAAGATCTCAACGGGTCGGCAGGACAGACATTCTTTGGCGTGTTCCGTGTCGCAGACCTGCCCGAGGGCAGCAACTCAACCTGGTTCGGCAACTACCACAACGCAGAGGGGTTCACTGTGTACCAGAGCGCGGTGGCCGCAGGCAGCCCATTGCGCTGCTCAGTAGGAGGGTTTGCAGGCGTAACCCTGGACCTGCCGCCCGCAGTGGTGGTTGGGGACTATGTGTTCGCAGCTATTGCGCTGGAGGCTGATCAGTACCGGCTGTTTTTCGGGGCAGGCCCCACGCATGAAGCGCAGGGGGCATATGTGCAATATCCCACCAATGCGGTGGGTGTTGGTAACTTCCGGCGCGTAAGCAGCAGCCACTATGGCGCAGTGCGTAGCGCTTGTTTTGGTGCGCGACCGGGCGCGATGTCGTTCGATGCAATGCAAATGCTCTACCTCAGCACCAAAGCCCGCATGCGCTCGCGCGGCATCATCGTAAAGTGAGGCCACCATGCCAGACTTCCAATCAATCCACACCGCCTACGGCCTGCAGCGCATGGCCGCTGCTGAGGCCGCTGGCGAGCCGATCAACATCACTGAAATTGCGGTGGGTGATGGCAACGGCAACCCGGTAGAGATCACCGAAGATCAAACCGGCCTGGTGCGCGAGCGCTTCCGCGCGGCGGTCAACCGGGTGTATCGGGATCCTGAGCGCGACAACAAGTACACGGCAGAGCTGGTAATCCCCGCCACTGAGGGCGGCTTTACCCTGCGCGAGATCGGGCTGTTTGATGACCAGGGCGGGCTTTTCGTGGTCGGCAACCTTCCAGAGACGTACAAACCCGTCGCCGATGAGGGCGCCTTTGCCGATACCATCGTGCGTTTCGAGTTTCTGGTTACCAATGCCACGGTAGTGACGCTGCAGATCGACCCTAACGTCGCCGTAGCGTCACAAAGCTGGATCATCAACAACATCACCATGGCCACCCTGCTACCTGGCGGCACCACCGGCCAGGTAGCCAAGAAAGCCAGCAACGCCGACGGTCATATCGTCTGGAGCGACCCCGGCGAGTTCAACATCACCGTGGATACGCTCGAAGAAGTGCAAACACTGGCTGCCGGCCAGACTCAGATCGATCTGGCCGTATGCACCACACGCGGGCTGGCCGTGTACATCGAGGGCGTGCGCATCAACATGGGTGCCGGCCTGGCCGAGTGGGCCGTTAACCCTGCTGATGAAGACACCTCCCTGATCCTGGGTAAGTCCTGGCCGGCTGGTAGCAAAGTGCTGATGGTGCAGAACAACCCAGCAGGCTCGGCCGCTCCCCCACTGGAGCGTGACAAGAACCTGGCCGACGTGCCAGACAAGGCTGCAGGCCGTAATCACCTGAGCGTTTACAGCAAAGCGGAATCAGATCTGCTGTGCCCGCCCGGCACGCTCGCGTACTGGCCCGGCACCAGTGCGCCCAGCGGCTGGCTCAAGCGCAATGGCGCTGCCGTGAGCCGTGTGGCCTATGCCAAGCTTTTTGCCGTGCTGGGTACGCGCTTTGGTGCTGGTGACGGCTTCAACACCTTCAACCTGCCGGATGATCGGGGCGAGTTTATACGCGGGCTGGATGATGGCCGCGGCGTAGACGCTGGCCGCGTGTTGGGCAGCTGGCAGGCTGACGAGTTCAAGAGCCACGCCCACCCATTCAGCGCCGCCCAGGCCATTGGCGGCTACACGGATAACGGCGGCGCACCCGATCAGCGCGTGATGGTATCGGAGACCACCACCGGCACCGCCGGCGGCGCCGAGACCAGACCTCGCAACCGCGCCTATCTCGCCATCATCAAGTACTGAGGCCACGCCATGAGCAAAACTGTCTACCAAACCAACAGCGCCGGCCTGCTACTGGGTGCCATCGAGGCAGATCCGTCACCGCTGGAACCCGGCGTATTTCTGATGCCCGCCGGCGCAGTAGAAACCCCACCGCCAGCAGACTGGCCAGACGAAAAATGGCCCCGCTGGACCGGTGCAGCCTGGTCACTTGTCAACCGGCCGCAGGATCCCGCCCAGCCCAGCCCCGAGCAAAAGCTCGCTGCCTTTCTAGCTGACAACCCCGACGTACAAGCCATGATTCAGGAGCAAACTCCATGAGCAAAGTGCTAGATCTCTGGGAGAACCTGCCCGGCGTAGAAGTTGCCTATGCGGTCAGCGCCACACCGCCAGCCGGCTGGCTCGCCTGCGATGGCTCAGCGCTCGCCGCCGGTACGGCCGACAACCTGCGCGCCCTGCTCATCGCCCAGGGCAATCCCTTTGGCGTCGACGGCGCAGATCCATTGCTACCAGACCGCACAGCAGAAGCCCTGCCGTACATCATCAAAGCCTGATAGCATCAAACCGCTGGGTCGAATCAGCCCCCCGTTTCGGCGGGGTGTCCCCTACCCCGTGTAACGCCCCCCGCACCACCGCCCCTTACTGGCTCCCCTCTCGCACGCGCGTCAACCTCAAGGCTCACAGGTCAACGCACTGCAGGAGCAACCCATGCCAGGCGAATATCATCACGGCGTGCGCGTCGTCGAGATCAACGAGGGCACTCGCCCTATCCGCACCATCAGCACCGCCGTGATTGGCATGGTCTGCACTGCAGAAGATGCAGACGCCGCCGTATTCCCGCTTAACAAGGCCGTACTGCTGACCGACGTGCTCACCGCCATCGGCAGTGCCGGTACCGAGGGCACGCTCGCCAAAAGCCTGGACGCCATCGCCGACAACGCCAGCCCATTCACCGTTGTAGTGCGCGTGGAAGAAGGCGCAGACGAAGCCGCAACCACTACCAATACCATTGGTACCGTCACCGCCGGCGGCCAATTCACCGGTCTCAAGGCGCTGCTCGCAGCCAAGGCGCAGCTGGGCGTTACACCGCGCATCATCGGCGTGCCGGGGCTGGATTCGTTGCCCGTCGCCACCGAGCTGGCCAGCATTGCGCAGCAGCTGCGCGCCATGGCCTATGCCAGCTGCTGGGATTGCGCCACCAAGGAAGAAGCCCTCGCCTACCGCGAGAATTTCAGCGCCCGCGAGCTCATGCTCATCTGGCCAGACTTCCTCAGCTGGGATACCGCAACCAGCACCACAACGGAAGCCTCCGCCGTGGCCCGCGCCCTCGGCCTGCGCGCCAAGATCGATCA